TAGTAATGCAGATATATCAACACTTTTAAACTTTGCTCCTGCTAATACTATTAGTGCTATTGAAAGATATTTAGATACTTTAACTGGTGTAAGAAAACAATTAGATATTACAGAAAAAGATTATAAGGATGTAACAGCAAGAATAAAAGAAATGAATAAAGCGTTGGAAGAACAAAGAAACTTGTTAAAGGATAATACAAAACAAGAAAAAATAGGCAGACAAATGAGAACCGAAGCTAGAGATATAAAACAAAGGATTGCTGAAAGTCCTGGTGGTAGATTTAGAAGATTTCAAAGAAATAGAACTGCTGAAGATAAAAGAATAAGAAAACAAGTGCAATCAAGTGCAATTATTGGTGGAGCTTTTCCTCTGTTATTTGGTCAAGGTCTTGGTGCTTCTGCTGGTGGTTTTTTAGGTGGTGCAGGTGGTGGTTTAATGGGTGGACAGATGGGATTTGCTCTTTCATTACTTGGCACTCAAATTGGTGCGTTTATTGATGGATTAGGTAAGAAGGCGATAGAACTTGGTGCTGCTTTAAGAAAGCCATCAGAGAATATTGATATTTTGATTCAACGTGCTGGTATATCTGGTTCTGCTCTTGAACGTCAGATAAGTAAATTAGAAGAGTTAGGATTACAGGCTACTGCTGCTGATATTGCTTTAGCTGAGATTGATGAGTTTGCTGATGTTGAACAACTTAAAAAACTATCCAAATCATTCCAAGAGTTAGGTAATACATTTGCAAAATTAAATACTCAACTATTGTCATTTGTTTCTCAAGGTTTAGGAGATTTTGCTTTCTTTTTAAATGAAGTTATGCAAGGAGCAAGTGCTGGTTTTACTTTACGAGATATTAAAGAGGCTGTACCGAAAGATCGTTTAGAAGAATTTAATAAGATGTTAGGGGAACTTGTTCCTGGTAGTTTACCTAGTAATAGATTTACTGCTGCTTTAGGTACTAATTTTGATAGAGCAAAAGGTTTTGGTGCTGATGTTTTAACACCTGATGTTTTGAATAAATTAAAAGCAGAATTTGTTCCATCTTCTGCACCTGCAAAAGTACAGATATCTCAAGAGTTACTTGATAGTGCAAGATCAGTAAAAATAGATAATTTGAAGTCAGAAATTGAATTAGAAGCTCAACGACTTACACAAAGAAGTGAGGAGCAAGATGTTATAAGAAAAACTAATGAAATTAAAAAAATTGAAACTCAAATAGCACTTAAACAGTTTGAACTAGATAAAACAGAAGAAGGTGTAAGAAAAGATAAATTAGAAGATCAACTAGAAGAACTAAGACTACAAAGAGAATTAAACAAAGCTCAATTAAGAAATGCAGAAATATTAGCTAATCCTGTTCAATCTGCAATTGTTGACCTTAATAATGAATTAAGAGATTTAATGGATACACAAAAACAACTTGTTGAACTTAGTAAATCTATTGGAGATTCTTTCTCAAGTTCATTTAAAGGAATTGTAAATGGCTCAATGACAGCACAACAGGCATTGGCAAATCTTTTCCAAAGGACAGCAGATCATTTCTTAGATATGGCTGCACAAATGATTGCAAAACAGATACAAATGCGAATATTAGGTATTGGATTGAGGTTCTTTGGAGGAGGAGGTGAAACTGATGTTTTTGCAGGTTTTAATCGAGGACCAACTGATCCAAATACACTTACGATGGAGAGCTTTGCTAATGGTGGTAGACCTCCTGTTGATAGACCTTCATTGGTAGGAGAAAGAGGTCCAGAACTTTTTGTTCCTGACACTGCTGGCACTATAATTCCTAATCATCAAATGGGTGGTACGACAAGTGTTGTTGTGAACGTAGATGCTTCTGGTACTTCTGTTGAAGGAGATCAGCCAAATGCCGAAGAGCTTGGTAGATTAATAGGAGCAGTTGTTCAATCAGAACTAATTAAAGAAAAAAGACCAGGAGGTTTATTAGGATAATGGCTACGTTTCCCTCTATCAATCCAACATATCAAGCTCGTAAAATTACAGCACCAAACGTAAATATTGCTCAATTTAATGATGGCTATCAACACAGAATAAAATTTGGATTAAATACGAAACCTTATGTGTGGTCTTTAACTTTTAATGTTTCAGAAACAGATTCAGATACTATAGAAGCATTTCTTGAAGCCAGAGCAGATGATGCTGCTTCCTTTGATTGGCAACCTCCTGGTAGTGCTGTTGCTTATAAATGGATATGCCCTCAGTGGACTAAGACTATACCTTATAAGAACAGAGCAACATTAAACATGACATTTCAACAAGTATTTGAACCATAATGGCTACTCCTGTATCAGAACTACAGAAGATAAATCCTAGTAATATTGTTGAATTATTTCAACTACAGCTAGATACTACAATTCATGGTGCAAACACAACATATTATTTTCATAATGGTGTAAATGATAATAATAATAGCAATCTTATATTTAATAATGTTGAATACACAAGAATGCCAATAGAAGCTACTGGATTTGAATTTAATGGTAAGCAACTTCCTAGACCACGAATTACTATTTCTAATATTTTAGGTACTTTCACAACAATACTTTTGACTTTACCTCAAGGATTAGAAGGAGCAAAGGTCACTAGAATCAGAACTTTGCAAAGATATATTGATAATACAAATTTTATTGGAGGTGAAATCTTATTAGAAAATGGTTCAAATTTGTTGCTTGAAAATGGTAGTGCGATAGATATGGAATCAGGTATAAATCCATTTGGTACTCCAGACCCAACAGCTACATTTCCTGATGAAATTTATTATATAGATCGTAAAATTACAGAAACAAGAGATATAATCCAATTTGAACTTGCCGCTAGTTTTGATTTACAAGGTGTTCGACTACCTAAAAGACAAGTTTTACCAGCAGATTTTCCTGGTGTCGGTACATTTTTCTCATAATGTGGCAAGATAAAGCACTTGAACACGCAATACAAGAAGATCCAAGAGAATCTTGTGGCCTTTTAGTTATTGTTAAGGGTAAAGAAAAATATATTCCCTGTAAAAATCTAGCTGTTAATCCAAAAGATCAATTTATTTTAGATCCAGATGATTGGGCTGAAGTTGAAGATAAATATGGAGAAATAAGTGCTGTTATTCATAGTCATCCTGTTACAAGTCCTCAACCGAGTGAAGCGGATAAAGTTTCCTGTGAAAAATCTGGTGTTAAGTGGTGGATTGTTCAACCTAATTTAAAACAATGGGGTTATTGTGAACCTTGCGGATATAAAGCACCCTTAATTGGTAGGCAATGGGTATGGGGTGTGACTGACTGCTGGAGTTTATGTAGGGATTGGTATAAAGAAGAGTTAGGAATAGAACTTATAGATTGGATTAGACCAAATGATCCAGATGATTTTATAAAGAACCCAATGTTTGCAAGTTGTTTTGCAAAAACAGGATTTAGAGAATTAAAGGAGGAGGAAGATTTAGAAAGAGGTGATTTATTATTAATGTCAATTTGTAGTAGCGGATTAAATCATATTGGTGTTTACTTAGGAGAACAAACCGTTTTACATCATTTGGAACATAGGTTATCAAGTCGTGATTTATTAGACGAATGGTTGCTAAAATGTACAGGTAAGAGGATTCGTTATGCTGCGTAAAATTAAGCTATACGGAGAACTAGCAAAGTTTCTAGGTCAAAAGACTTTTGAAGCTGAAGTTCATAATGCTGCACAGGCTATTAGGTTTTTAGTTGTTAATTTTCCTCAACTAGAAAAACATATGATGGAAAGGTATTATAAGGTTTCTGTTGGTAATTGGGAGTTAACAGAGGAAGAATTGACTTACCCTAATGGGGAAGAAGATATAAAAATTATTCCTGTTATTGGGGGTGCTGGAAGGGGAGTTGGAAGATTTTTATTAGGAGCAGCAATGATAGGTGCTGCATTTATTCCTGGATTACAAGGTATATCTATTGGAACTTTTGGTGGTACACCTATTACAGTATCTCAAATCGTAGGGACTATTGGTGCTAGTTTAGCTTTCCAGGGAATTGCACAAATGTTAACCCCTGTTCCCGATATCCCAGAACAGGAACAAGATCCTCGATTATCTTTTAATTTTAGCGGAATACAAAATACAAGTCGTGCAGGTGTGGCTGTTCCTGTCATTTACGGTCAGGTATTAACAGGATCAGTTGTAATATCTGCTGGTATTGAAACTGCACAGGTAGAAGTATGACAAAAATTATTGGATCTGGTGGTGGGAAAGGTGGTGGTGGAGGCGGTGGTACTCCTACCGAAGCTAAAGATAATTTAGACTCTAAACAGTTTGCAAAAGTATTAGATCTTATAGGAGAAGGAGAGATAGGTGGTTTAGTTGATGGTGCAAAGTCTATATTTTTAAATAACACACCATTACAAGCTGCTGATGGTACGTTTAATTTTAAAGACGTTACTTTTGAAACTAGAACTGGGACATCAAGTCAAACTAATATTCCTATAACAAAAAATGTAGAAACAACTAAACCTACAGGTTTTTCTACTGTCCCTAAAGCAACACCAAAAGTTATACAGATAACAGATGCAGATGTTGATGCAGTATCAGTAACAATAACTGTTCCTGCTCTGCAACGATTTAGTGATGAAGGAGATATTTTTGGTACAGAAGTTAAGTTAGAAATTGCTGTTCAATATTCTGGAGGTTCATATTGTACGGTTGTTTCTGGTAATGCAGGAACTATTACAGGTAGAACTCCCGATACTTACCAAAGAGATTATTTAATTAATTTAGATGGTGCTTTTCCTGTCAATATTAAAGTTACAAGAATTACAGCAGATAGCACATCAAGTAAGTTAGCTAATGAAATTCAATTTAATAGCTATGT